GCTGTTCAGGCTGGAGGTCGAACACGTAGTCAGCCAGCCCTATCTCTTCAAAGGCTGCAGTTACAAACTGGCGCTTGGTGTATCCCACGATTAGCCCTCCAGAGCCTCAGCGATGCGTTCTGCTAGCTTCTTATCAGAAGTTCGCGCATTAAACGAGACACCAAGTTCCTTTGCCTTGGCCTCAAGCTCATCGCGGGTCGGATCTGATACTTCATCAATCGCATCTTCGAAAGCCTCAGCGGCCTCGATGATCTTCTTGGCAGTCTTGCCTGCGGCAGCTTCCTCATAGGAAGGGAACCAGCCCTTCTTGAGCAGCGCGTCGAACTCAGCCTTATCCTCAGCCCCACGATACGCATAGGTGCCGCCACGCGGCTTCTTATGCGGCCCAGGGACGCGATACATGATGGTCGGAAAGCTCATCACTTCATCTTCTTCTTAGCAGCACGCTTCGGAGCTTTGCTCGGCTTGCCAGCCTTCATAGCAGCATCACGTGCAACATTGAGAGCGATGGCAATGGCCTGCTTCTTAGGACGGCCAGCCTTCTCTTCCATCTTGATGTTCTTGCCGATGCTAGTCCGGCTGTAACCTTTTTTAAGCGGCATCTTGATCACTCCTTGAATGAAAGTTGGGGGAGACCGAAGCCTCCCCCATCCCTCTGTCTTACGACTGGTTGAACAGCAGGATGCCAGCCATTTCCGGGTTGGTCATCACAACGCCATACAGCGTATCCAGAGTGTAGAGCGTCTGGAAGGTCAGCGGATCGAACTTCTTGGTCATGACCAGTTCGATACCCTGATCGGTCGAGGCGCGCAGAACGTCCACGCCAGCGCCATCCGGCACAGCGTAACGGCCCGGAAGCAGTTCGATCGAGTCCTTGCGCCAGAACGGGTTGATGTTCGAAGCAGCAATGTTGAGGAAGTTGATCTGAGCAGTGGCCGAGGTCGAAACGACTTCGACGTTCTTATACTGCAGTTCTGCATCGGTGGGCGACGAGTTCGCGCCGATGATCGGCGGCGAGATCGTCATGGTCGTGCCGCTATCAACCGAGATAACGCGGAACGTCTTGAGTTCGCCCGTGCTACGCTTGGTGATGTGGTGGACTGCTTCAATGCCGTCGATCGTGAACGAGTCACCAGCAGTGATGCCAGTGGTCGAAGACACGGTGACGGTCTGATAGCGGTTGTCCACGTTCAGAACACCGCCAGTGCTGCTGGTGGTGGCCTGCGGCACGTAACGCACCTGAGCGCCGTTGGTGGCGATGGTGCGGCTGGCCGAGTTGGCAGCGCAACGGTTGGCGTAGTCCAGCTTGTAGGTCGAGAAGCTTGCGACTTCACCGACATACGAACGCTCGTAAGCGTTAGCCGACTTGTTGCCAGTGAACGAGCGGGTCGCCACTGCCAGGTTACCAGCCATGCCGTTGTAATCGCGGCTCGACAGAGCGAGGTAACGATCACCGGCCATCACGCCCTGCTCGTTCATGATGCTGTCGCACAGAGCAACGTCATCATAGGTGCCAGCAGCCGTAGCGATCGGAACAACCAGAGTGCCCTGAGCAGCAGCCAGGTCCATAACCGAGAGGTTGATGTCCGAGGCCAGCTTCTGCTTGGCAGCATCGCCAAGGCGACCTTCCTGCAGAGCATCGCGCAGTTCCAGAGCGTTCATCTGCCAGGCAGAGCACTTGTTGAAACCGAGGGTCGAGGGAACCGACAGCTGCGTCATGTTCGAAACATCGCTGGCGATCGAGGTGCCAACGGTGCGGTCGAACGACTGAGCGATGTAGGGCTGCGGACGCCAGATGGTGTCACGAGCGCGTTCCATCGTCACGCCATTGGTGTTGTAGACGGTGATGTTCTTGCTGAGGATCAGCGCATCGTTGAAGCCTTCGAGGATGTCCTCAAAGGCAACAATTTCTTCCTTGGAAAAAGCGTTAGCCATTGAATTAACTCCAGATTAGTTTTGTTTCTTGCTGCGCTTATAGGCCATGACCTTCGACATATCTCCGGTCTTGAGAGCCTCTTCGCGCAAGCGATCAAGGGTTGAGTCCACAGAGCCAGAGATGCGACCACCACCAGTAGTGATGGTGCGTTCAGGCGCTGCTGCTGCCTTACGATTGGTGACTTTCAACTGCGTCTCCAGTTTAGCAACCGCGAAAGCAAACTTCACGGGGTCAGTGATAGAGGCAAGTTCCTTGGCCTTGTTAGTGTTCTTGCCGAGCGCGTAGATGATCAAAGCAGGATTGTCGGAGCCTTGAAGAACGATTCCCTGCTGCGTGACGTTGAAGGTCTCCAAGGCAACAGCCTCAGCGTCCTCATAATCGCGCACCTTTAGCGAGGCTCTCGCCTTCGCGTAGGAATCAAGCTTGTCCTGCCAGGCTTTGGCCTCAGCATCTCGCTGAGCTTGGGCATCGGCTTCGGCTGCATCGGCTTCGCGTTTCCGGTCATACCAATCAGCAAGCTTCTTCTCATACTCCTCGGAATCGTAATCACAGCTTTCGAGCGTTGGCTTTGCTCCCAGTGCAACCGGCTTGGTCTCAGTTGCGGTGGCATTCAGCTTCGCTTCGAGTTCGCGGATCTTACGTTCTTTTTCCCGATTTGCCTTACGCAGCTCACGCACCCACTCAGGCGCACGAACTTCTTCCTCTTGAGGTGGCGATTCCTCACCTATCGAAACAACAACGTCATCCTCACCTTCGCCTTCATCATCCGTGGCGGCATTGTTCTCACCATCGTCTGCGTCATTAGCTTCGGTGTTGATCTCGATATCATCGAGAATGTTGTCGTTCTCCAGTTCTGCCGTGTTCATACATTACCCCGTCAAACTCACCCAAATTGCGTGGTGGGTGGAACCACATTCGCTTGAGCAACTGCTTGCCCAATCTTTTCAGCCGTCTCGACAGCAGACTTGCGCTGGTCAATGTCGATGTTGGAGACGGTCTCCGCTGTTTTGGCACGCGTCTCTTGCGTGCGCGCCAGCGTATATTCGGTGTCGGCCTGCGCCTTGACAGCCAGAGCCTGAGCCTTGGTGGCTTCTGCCATCAGATACATGGACTGCGGATCAGGCTGCGCCTGGCCCTGCATCATCATGGCTTCCATCATGGCGCGCTGCTCTTCTTCGGTCGGCTTGACCACGCCAAGCTGAACCAGCTTCTGTCGGAAGAAGTCCTTGATGTCGCCAATGCCTTCGCCATCCATGTTCATGATGGCCATCGACTGCAGGATCATCTGCGTCTCGGGATCGGAGGTGACTTGCATCATGCCAGTCAGCGCACGCACAGTTGCCTCGCGGCGGCTGGTGAAGGACGGACCAACATCGACCGCCACATCAAAGGATGCCTGGCTCAGATCGTTCTCATAGATCACTTCGCCAGTTTCTGCGTCGATCGTCGGCTTCATCAGCTCGATGGAAGTGACCTGATCCATCTGATCGATCGACTTCATCTTGCGGCCTTCTTCGACGTAGATATCCTTCGCCATCGACAGCCAGATCTCGCCACAGCGGCGCATGGCCTTGGCCATGTTGGTCATGTAGATGAACGACTGCATATCCAGCCGCGTTTGAATCAGCTCAACGGCCTTGCCGCTGATGTTGCTGACCATCTTGTCAGCCTGCTGATTGTTGCCGAGGATCTCGGCCATATCCTGCTCGGTCAGCTGCAGAAGCGCAGCCATCGCAGGCGGAATGTCAGAGGACTTGGTGTAAGCAACAGGACCAGTGGCCTGCATTTCACCATTCGGACCAGTGATCGGATTGACCAGCAGATACGGATAGTTCCGAATGTTGTCTTCGGCCCACATCACCTGATGGCCATTGACTTGTTCAGGAGTCAGGATCGGCTTCTCAACCGAGGAGAGCGCGCTGATCTCACCCAGCTTTGAGAGCTGCATATTCTTGAGGCGCTGCGGATCCTTCGCCAAACGCACATGGCCCATGCAACGCTCGACGTTATCAACGAACCACCGCTTGCCATAATACGGCACGATCGGGATGTTCTTACCAGCGATATAGCCGCAGTCCTCAAGGATGCCGCCACCGCTCATGATGTATTTGTGAACCTTACGGCGCTTGATGCGCTTCTGGCGAACCTCGATGGTCCCGACAGCGGCCAGAGTTTCTTCGAGCGTTTCATCAGCATCGAAGTCAGCCTGCGTGTAGCGTTCTTCTTCGCCATCGATGGTCTGGAAGATGCGGATGGTCTCACGCACTTCCTCGACGCGGTAATACTCCGCCACGAACACAACGTCAGGCGTATCCCAGTCGAATTCGTATTGGTGGATCTCTTTCGGCCAGGTGGTCGGATC